TTAGCGCCTAGTAAATTACGGCAAATGATTTCGTATAGTGCCACTTGGTATAGTAACCCATAACCGCACTTAGATATACCATTGTCGGAGGTTGTAGGAACCCAAACGTGCCAGTCTTTGTACGGCTCTTCCAAGAAATCAGCACCACTTAGCGCATAAACGAGGTGATTAACGGTTAATCGGTCGGGCGATATGTTAGCACGTTTAACAATAGATAAATCATTGAAATTCCCGTCTGTAATATCGCCAAGTGCAATCAATGAATAGCCAAAGAAACGGGCATCCAAAATGTAGTCTAATAATTCAGAAAACCATTTTTTGTTTAATATCTCTTCATTTTTTTCACTCTCCTCGCCTTCTTTATTGATAAACTCCCATTCCCTAAGTAGCGTTAACTGCTTTCTTCTTTTGATACAAGCATAAGTGTGGCCGTTAAATACGGTGTCTAGGTACATTCGTTGCATCTTAACACGGTGCGGGAAATACGCTAATTCAGCTTCCTGTATGCACTCACGCCACATGGCCACATCATGTCTTAAACGTTGTAGCTGTACAGGCGATATATAGTTGCGCAAATCACGCTCCGAGTTCTTAGCAGGTAAATCTCTTACCGTTGGTGCAAATGCGTTCTGAAATAGGTTTATAAATCGGTTTGCCATTTAGTAGCTGTTTATATTTTTAATTGCCCCGCCAAATCGAATCCTTGCACCACTCTTAGGCTGTATCAATGGTAAATTAGGCGTTACTTCACCCTTACCGCACATTTTTAACCAATCAATAGCACTATGGTAACGGTCTATTCTTAGTTGTGGAATATTTCTAGGTGAAATACGACTGTGTAAATGATAAAGTGCAATATCTATAAAATAAAGCAACATTTGCTGGTCACGGTTATCGCCATTTGTCCAAAAATCGGTATCTAAAATATCGGTATTAGCAGGAACGGTGTAATCAGAAACAAAAGTCCAATATCTATCACCTGCTACACTGTCATTAGGAAAAACGTTTTGTAATGGTAAATTACTATACAAATGGTATTGGATAGCCGTATCGTGGCTAATCGATTGCGTTTGAATCTTACACTTATACTTTTTGTTTTGCCAAATAACCTCGTCATCGACTAAGTATGTGCTGTAAATGTTGAATAACGGCACTGGGTATTTAGCGTAGAACAACTCATATTGAGCGCCTATCAAATCCCATTTACTAGCATCAAAAACGCCCGTTGTTATTGCGTTGCACTTATAAACATTACCTCCGTTAACAACATAATCGTCAACAGCGTATGTAGTAGATGTTACATAGGCATCTGCATTAATATAAACACGGTCGTTTGCATTGTAGGTATTCGCACCATTCCATTGAGTAGTGTCGGAAAATTCTTTAGTGACATCGTACTTTTGACGGAGGTAACTAATCGCTTCGGCCTGTGCTGATAGCTGTGTGGCCATTAACACACGTTCATCATTGGTAGCTAATTGTTGCAGTTGAACTTCTTGTATCTGCTTAATGTAGTCGTTATGTATTAGGTATGACATGTTGCAAAATTAATAATTAATATCTATTTTTCGATAAACTATTTTTACCGTATGAAATATTGCTCACCACATCACCAGCTTGATACTTTGCGAACTCGTTGGCGAAGGCTGTAACCATTATATAATCTGTTAAATCGGAAAAGTGGCCGTACTTTTGTGATCGCACCTTTGTTTTTGGGTCGGTTTCTTGTTCTTTGTGCTTAGTGCCGTCCGCATCTTCTTTCGTCATTACAAAGTCATTAATTGCCTTCTTGCAACTTTCATCAAATATCATTTTAACTCCACCTATTTCTTTTTCTAGTACCGTATTTATCCAATTACCACGCATTACTACCGATGGATTTGAACGTAAAACCCTATTATTTGGCTTAAATTGCTTTAAGTTATCAATGATTAATCGGTAAAAAGAATATCCTTTTTCCATCTTTGTATCTTCCTTTTCTGCCGTTGCATCACCATAAATAAACATCCCCGATGTATGGCTACCGTATCGCCTTATTATCTCATTACAAACTGATTTTACGGTATTATTTGGACTTATACCAGCTATCTCGTCAATCATTCTTAATTCTTTGCCCTCTATTTGAAATATTCCACAAGGTAAATAAGGGTTAACGTTATCATCCCAACTTATATGCAATGGCAAATTAGGGTTATATTTCACTTGTCCAACGTGCTTATCAAGTTCGAAACACTTGTAAAACTCCCCTCCCGTTTTCAACTGCAAATCCCAGTTACCATTAACAAACACCTCGTATTGGTATCTAGGTAATAGTTTTAATGATTCTAAGTAAGGCGCGGGGATATATGGGTTATCGTAAATAGTAGCCTGAATGTAGGCCATGTTTTCCTGCAACTCATTATTTTTCCATTTGTCATAAAAACGCTCTTTAACCCATCCATGTGTTGGATTGCACGAAGCTAGTATTTTAGTGGGGCAATCTTTGGAATGAAACCAAGAACCGGAACGCTCAATAATTTTATCGAAAGTAACTTCTTGTATTTCGTTAATTTCGTCAATAAAAGCACCATTTATCTCTAAACCTCTAAACCTATTCAACTCTTTATCTGAATTGTAAGATTCGGCCATAAAAACAATTTGACTACCATTTGACCATGTTAACGTCCATGTGTTTTTATTAAACTCTTTAACGTATTGGCTAAACCCTTTATCTAAAAAATTTTCAGTAAAAGTTACTAATAGTTTACCCTCAATATTGCCCCAACTTTCACGAATTAGCCCCCATCTACTTTTAGGATATTTAAAACAGAATGTTATAATTTCTAAGCATCCCCAATACGATTTTGCTCCACGAATCGCACCTCCATATAAAACAAAAGTGTTATCATTTAGTAGCTTGTGTGCTTCGATTTGTTTAGCTGTCGGCTGAATCCGAATTGCATCCATTCCATTCGATTATAATTGGAGCTGATATTTGTTCGCCTTTGCTGGTAACGTCTATTTTATCGCTGTACTTTTTAGGTGCAAGTTTTGAGGCTATCCATTTACGTGTATCGCACTTTAATCTTGACCTGTTAACCCATTCTTTATTTTCCTTTTCTCCAAATTCGGTTGCTATGGTATCGTTTGACGTTTCATCTGCTATTGACAACATCTCTTCTACAAGGTAATCGGCCTGTAATTCCTTCGCGCGCGTGTACTGTATGGAAAAAGCCTCATTTTCACTTAACCATTTAAGTAAAGTTGATGTATCTATTTCATTTTCAACACATACTGCACGAAGTCCTTTGCTTGACGTAGATATAGTTTCGCAAATCTTATCTGCTAACTCTTGCGTAAATTTACTTGGCCTACCCATTTTCAATAAATTAAACTCACAATTTCACACGCACCAACTTTAAAGGTATCTATTTCGTTTGTTTCGTTTCGTTTCATTTGATACGTTCCAGAAATTAAGTTAACCCGAACCCAAGCATTTTTATTGATGTAGTACCATCGGTTAAAATCGTTACCTGTAATATTAACATATCCATATTTATCTGAGTAAACATCAATACTACCATAAACCGATCCGCATTGTTTTTCCTTTGAGCAACTCCCCATTAAAAGAAGTGCTGATAAAATTGTGATAATTGTTTTCATTGTGTTTATTTTGGTTATTACAAAAATAGAAAAATTGTTTTGAAAAAAGAAAAGCCGGTATTGCTACCGACCTTAAAAATACGCATCACATTGTGTGAGTGTTGTATCTTGCTGTTATTGATGGACTCGAACCACCGACCTTGTGTACAACGCTATATAAGCTAATACTTCCTCTAGCCTCTGAGGTAAACAACATCCACACAAAACTACACCTTTTTCTCAAATTGCGAAATTATCGTGCTGAAAAGTGGGGACGTTTTAACCGCTAGTTGGAAGTGAAGGTAATGGCATCCAATATTCTAATGTAAATTGGCTACCGCCATTACTAAATTCCCAATCTCCTTGCAGCCGCATCCATCCTATTTGGATGCCATAAATTGAGCTACATAATACCCTTTCCCCTTTGTTTGGCAATTTTTCACTTGCATGAATCCAGCTATCCTTTTCTTTTTTTAGAAAGTCGATTGCTGTCACATGAACTTCTTTTCCCAAACGCTCAATCCCGAATCCAACA